TAAGGCGTGATGTCGGTGAGCTGTTATTGTCACATGGTATTGCAGACAAAACTGAACGCGCATATGACCGCTCAGAACTTATAGATGAGAGACGTGAGGCTTTAGAGCTTTGGGGAAATGACGTGATGAATTTGCGTAAAAAATACAGATTAAATAAATGAGAAAAGGCCGTCTGAACTTGAATTTTCAGACGGCCTTTTTAAGTGTGCATAATCAAGCATAAAAATGCGTATTTTTGCATAAAAACGCATAAAAAA